TCGCTCAATTGTACTCCCGGCGTTTTTCCATTGAGCAGGAGTAGCGGAAGGGTGGCCTAGTAACCGCCGCTGCGCATGTACTCCTGAATCATGCCGAGCAACCCGCCGGGGGATGTCCCGTCGGCGTTCGACGGATCGCCTCCCGCGGTCGAGGCGGTCAGGCTTGGCACGCCGACAGAAGCAGCCTGCGCGGATGGAGACACCTCTCGCCGCCACGACGAGGAAGCCCACCGATCCAACGCACCATCGCGATCCGTTGCAAGCAGCGCTTCGAGCGGAAATGACGCCCACACCGCAGGCGACGTTGCAGCTTGAGACACGCGCGGCGCACCAGGTGAAAACGGCAGCGAGGTCGGCACGATGGCTCCCGATGCGGCCGACGAGACGGTTGGGCCACCCAACACCTTCGATCGAAACGGCTCCGGCGCCGTAGCGGGCTGCTCCGGAGCGAAGTGGAGTGACGGCAACGGATCGGCGGCTGGCGTCGAATTCGCAGGGGCTCGCGAGCGCACAGGAGATTGCAATGGTGCCGGACCATTCGGCCCGCCAAGCGACGTAGGCCCCACGGCATCGGGAACGATCATGCCGGTAAAGGGGTTCGGTGAACTTTCGATGCGAGGATCCTGTGTCGATGGCGCGCTGCCGGACGCGGGTGGTCGAACCTGCGAAGGTCTCGGCGACGTCACGGCTGCTCGAGGTTGCAGAGGCGGCTTCGGCTCCCCGTTCTGGTACGGGAAGACGGGATGATTGATGTCAAACGTATCCGGATCAGCCCTGTATGTAATGTCGCTGGAATATATTCCGAACGGCTTGTTCGGATCTGCATTCAGCGGTGCTCGGCCTGAGATGATCTCGCGATGCAAATGCGGGCCTGACGTGAGGCCTCCCATCCGTTGAACATATTCTTTGGTCCCGATCACCGCGCCCGGTATCGGCTGATCCGCTTCGATGGGTGTGCCTGGAGCCGGCAACGGACCCTGCCCGAGATGTGCATAGACTTTATAGAATGGTGTCCCGTCGGCCGCACTCGATTTCACCACGACGGCCATGCCGTAGCCGCTAATGACACCGCTCCTGAACACTTCTCCACCGTATTGCGCGTAGACGGGCGTTCCCGCCTTGGCTGGATTATCGCCTCCACCGTGGTAGCCACCTTTGGTGTTCGCGCGGGGTGTCAGCCAATTTTCCGTGGTCGCCCCATAGCCGGGATATTTGTACTCGGGCATCTCTTGGTTCCGTCAATTGTTTTAATACTGTTCGAATTGCACCGCTAAGGAGTGAGACGGCTATTCGCATCGCAGATACCGGCGCCACCTTGGATCGCCAGCACGCGAGCACTTGATATTCCGGGCAGCCAAGTACTACTCTAAGTTGGCTAAGCCCGACGATTGGCGTTCATACGTCGGGACCATTGGCCCAAGGTTCTGCGGCACGCGGCCCGCTTCAAATACGCTCCCACGGAGACGACGAATTGAAATTCGTTTCAGCCATTCTCTTGTCGATCCCAGAAATGACGGTTCGGACGGTGCTTCTTGGGGTGCTTGCCGCATCCATAGCGACAGGCGGCGCACTCACGAAAGTTTCAGCAAAGGCCGCATGCCCTGCCGGTTACAATTGCATGGAGCCATATCCGCTGGATGGCATCTGTCAGCATCCAGGAATAGTTCGCGATGAGAACGTGAAATCGGATCACTATGAGAGCGATCCTTTCGCGGCCGTAGTCGAGAAGGCCTGTCTCGCAAAAATGGGACCGCAAGCGGGCCGCAGCGGTGGCGAACTTCGCCTCAAGCTCGGCGACGGCGCCGTGAAACGCTACAAGGACGATCCAAACAAGAAAGCATGCGAAAGAGGTACCTCAGAGGCCTGCAAGAGCTACATGCTCTATGACTATTTCCCGGAAGCCGGGGCATTTCTCGTCCACGTCATGTACTACGAAAGCGACGAATGGCTCCTGGTCCGGCAGCGGGATGGAAAGGAGGAGCACATTGTCGCCCCTCCGCGTTACTCGCCAGGCAAGACGTGGCTCGCATCGGTCTTCTGGACTGAAGGCCCTTCCGACGGAAACAACGGAATTGACATCGTCCCGGCGAACGGAGGTTCGACCGAGCCTGCCTTCCATTACAGACCTGATCAATACGAGCTTTGGGAATATGTCGCCTGGGAAGGCGACGAACGTCTTTCGCTCAAAGTGACCTGGCGTCCCAAGCCTGAGTCCGAACTCGTCGACTGGCCCGCCGAAGTCGTTCGCGTCAACGGACAATGGCAATTGCATCGCTGGCCCCCCGGTTCGCGGCGGCCTTGAACACTAAGACGTCACCGGCGATGTATCGCGCTGATCGGTCATGTCATGCACCGTATGCGCGACGATCTTCATTGCGCCATTCGATTCCGCGACATCCTGGGCGAGCAGCGCGAACTGGTCGTCGGTGAGATCGTAGTAGGTCTCGCGGCTCTCCTCCTCCCGCTCCTCCCACCAGACCTTGACGATCCCGGCCTTCGACAGCAGCGCGTCCTTGATAAAGGAATAGAGGACCATGAAGCCGCCATTCTGCTGCATGAAGACGTGGTTGACGTAGTCCGTTTCCTGCTGTGCGGCCGCGACGTCCTCGGGGCCGACCGGCTCGAAGCGCACAACCTCGTCGGAGCCGGCGAAGATGTCCATCAGTGACGGCATCAGGCCTTCGATGGTATCGGCGACGTCGGTCGACACGGCGCGCGAGCGGCCGTCCTGCGCCGGCATGTCCTTGCGCATGTCGCCGAGATAATAGTCCATCGCGTCGGCCCGCTCCTCGGCAAGCCGCGCCGCCGATATCGCGGCGAGCGCGTTGGCCTTCTCGGAGGCGAGCATCGCCTTCACCTCGGAGATCAACATTCTTGGCATGAGTAACCTTTCGATTGGCAGCGCGTGTTTTGCGCGGCTCAAAACAGTGCACGCACGATCATGACGGCCACGAGCAATGTCAGGAGGCAGATACCAAGGCCGATCCACGCGGCAGCGCCTTGTCGCAATTCGATCCGCCCGTTGGCATCGCGGCGATAGCCTGGCCACCTCAATGGCTGTGGAGATGCGCTAAAGGGCTCGACGTAGATCCAGCCGAACGACAGGAACGGCAAGACGGCTCGCGCCACCGCGTATCCGATCAGGTCGACCAGTATTCCCAACGCCGACATCGCAAAACCCACGCAGCGGTAGAGATTACACTTCATAGAACATAACAGGAACGTCGTCAACCGCAGGTTTTATTGCAAGGCGACCCATTACACCCAGCCCTGCTCGGCATAGCGGATCGGCCGATTGAACGCGGCTGTTCTGCCCGGCTGCTCGTAGCAGATCGCCATCAATCCCAGCGCATCCGCGGCGTGGCTCGACCAGTCGTGCTCGGGGCCGAGACCGATATTGCGCGTCTCGTCCTTGCGCTCGTGATAGAAGCCGAGCGCTTCGCGGCCAGGCTCCGTCGTATCCTTGTTGAACCACAGTTGCGGGCCAAGCCGCCGCAGGGCCTCGATCCGCATCATCGCCGCGCCAGGTCCCTGGTTCTTCACCGGTGGCTCCACCGCGAAGCCGGCTTCGCGCAAATGATCCTCATAACGTTTGCCAGTGACGTTGTTGGTGGCGATGCCATCATGCGGCAGATAGAGGATGGCGTTGTCGTAGCCACGTGAGCGCAACCAGTTGACATGAAACGCCAGCACCTGGCCGACGCTCTCGTAGTAATCAAGAATGCGAATTTCGTTCCCGACCCACTGCACGATCCAGATCGTGAAAGCATCCGCCGCTGCGCCCGCGCCGCCGATGTCGATGAAGGCGCGCAACGGCAACAGCGGATCCGCCGCAACTTTCCCGATCCGCCCCTGTGCACGCACTTCGGACAGCAGCGAGGCAAAATAGGCCCCCTCGAAGGCGCGCGCATACTCGCCTTCCCAAATGTGGTCATAGCGCTCCGGATAGAGTTTCTGGTCGAGCAACCGCTCCTCCTCGAGCACATCAGGAAACCAGGGATTGTCGCGCCAGTTCGCCTTCACGACCACAGCCCCGTCCGGCTGGCGCCCGCGCAAAAAATCGTCGATCGCATCGCTCTTCCGTCGCGGATTCCAGCTCGCCCACAGCTCGGAATCCTTGGCGCGGATCGTCGGCCGCAGCAGCGCAAGACTGCGCGCGCTCAGGCTTTGCGCCTCGTCGATCCAGGCGATGCGAAATCCTTCCAATGATTTGATCGAGTCGGCTGTATGGTCCTGAAGCCCGCGAAAGATGATCAACCCGTCCCCGGGCGTCTCGATTTTGTCGCTGAACAGCTTGAAGCCGTGACCGAGACCAAGGCTCGCGATCTTGCCCTCGATCAGCCGCTTTGATGATTGCGCCAGCGTCCGCTGCGCCTCGCGGATGCAAACCGCGAGCGTGCCGCGTTCGCCCTGGCAGGTCTCGACCAGGAGCTCGCCGAAGAAGTGCGATTTTCCCGACCCGCGGCCGCCGTAGACGCCCTTGTAGCGCGCGGGTCGCAGCAGCGGCTCGAATATCTTGGCCGTCGGAATCTTCAGGATGGACAATGGATGCGCTCACTCGCCCTAGGGCAGGCCGGTGCGCCTGCGCCACATTGCGGACCAGTCTTCGTTGTCAGGAGGGTCGGGTTGTCCCTGCGGAGCTTGATTGAAACCAGCAAGGACGCCGCCGGAAGACCTGGGCCACGATCCGAATCGTCTCTCGAAGTCGTTTTGCGGCGAGAGCGGAAACGACGCGTCGGGAGGAATAAAAGGCACCGACACGCCATCGCTCGAATTGAAGGCGGATTGATCCGATTCCCCGGCTGGCATCCTTCTCAGAATCCGCACATCTCCGGGACGGGTTCGAGGCACGCGATCCGCGTTTTGCAGATACCGCAGATACTCCGGAATGTAAGCCGGCAGACTCGGGTCAGGATCGGCTGGTCCTTGCGCATCAGCACGAACCGTGGGATCTGCGATTCCGCCTGCGGCGTCCCCGACAGGCCGCTGGTAGGCCGTAAGTCTCGCACGATCGTTGGTCGCATTCCACCGATCGGAAAAACTGGCTGGGCCATTAGCCAACGCTTGAATGATTGCAGCTTCGTTTGCCAAATACGTTGCACCAGCACCATCTGCCCCAATTTGGGGAACATAGGGGACGCCGTTCTGCGCGGCGATCATCGCATTTTTTAGCGCGAGCTTCGGTGTCGGCCCCTGCTTATAGAATTGAACGAGCAATGCATTTCGGGTTGACGGATCCAAACGTTTCCAAGCGTCAGTCCCGGTCGTCAAATCGCCATTGACGCTCATGTTGGATTGATAATTTCGGACGCCCTCACGCAAATATGCTCCGATGGTTGACGCCATGAGGGATTGGTCGCTGCCCTTCTGCAAAGCGACGCCGGCCGAATATAGATCCTTCACATAAGGCGCGAAGGCAGGATCATCCGGATTCTTGAGAATTGCCCGAATGGCGTTCTGGAATTTCATTCCAGCGGGGCCATAATCGACAAGCAGAGGATTTCTGAGCTTTTTTCCAATATCCTGTCCAACCGTCGTCGCATTCGGATCGGCGTTGTACCAACCCAGAATACTATCGGAGGCTCCTTGCATGGGGTGAAATGGGTTCCTTGCCATCCCCGCGAGCAACATCCCGCCGAGAAATGTATGCGCGTCAGCCGCAGAGCCGACCATCTTCCCGTAATTCATCAGAGAGGTTGTCTGGTCAGAGAGCTCTTGAGCCAAAGCGCCAGCGATCGCTTCGGCTGACACTCCGTACCTCGCCGCCGCAGCAGCGATCGGAGACGTCATCCTTCCGACCAGAGCCAGTTTGTCTTGGGTATATGACGGAATCCTGCTGGACATGGTGGCCCTTTGATCTCCTTGTCAGATATGAGGTTTCAACTCGGTCGAGGGGGCGCTACGAAAGAGCCAGGATGAACAAAGAAATTCCAACCCAATCGAGGATGACGCAAGCCAGAACTATCGTGCTCCATAGGCCAACACGGGTTACGTGGCTAATGCGTGCAAGTATCGCGACGAGCACAACGACAAACGGCGAAAAAGTAACGAACATAAAGATTGTAATGAACCGATCAAAATAAGGCGCAAGCGGCCAAATGACCGTCGTCATTGCGAGTGCCAATATCGGAAGACCGAAAACAATACCCAGGGATAGGACGAGTCTATAAGTCGTAGGCTGAAGACGAAGAAAGTATGTTGGAAGCACGCATGCGATAGAAGCGACTGTCGAGACGTTATTGATCGCAGGGATCGCGCTCACGAGTTGCTCAGTGTCCATGACTGGTCTCCGCGGACAAATTGTGAGGAGCGCCGACGCCACAGGGGCGGATCGTGACTTTATCATCACTCCAACCAGCGATCGGCGCATCTATCAGGTCATTGACCACCTCGCACGCATCAACCGTGCGCTTGCTGCCGCCGCGCCTGGCCGGCGCAATCAGCGGCCTCCCCAGCGCCCATTCCTCATCTGTCAAATCGCTGGGATAGCGCAGTCGGCTGCGGTCGCAGTGACCGCGGTTCTCCTTCGTCCACATTGGGAGCCCCATCTCAAAATCGGACGGTCTCCCATGAATCATGGATGATTTCGACGATTCAAGGTCGCGATTGTGCAGAATTTCATGAGGGACGCAATTCTTGTCTCTGACGGCAGTTCTGCCAGGCATCAGAACGAAAAACCCGCGCTGGACTGCGTCCTGCGCGGGCAACACCAACTTCTGTCGATGGTGCCATTCTGCCAGTGTTTTGCCCGACGGGTCAACGGTCATCGAGGCGAGATTGCAGATCGGGCCCTCCGCCGTCTCAAGCGCCGTGAACAGCGTCAGCACTGCTCGACCTTGCCGGATACACGATGATGCGCTCGATCCGGTGGATCAATTCCAGCGCGCCATCCTCGCCGTTCTCGATCGGCTGTGCGGCCTTGCCCCAGCCGCGATCGAGGATCGCATTGGCGGCCGAGACGCGCGCTGCCGGCGTCGCGTCCTCGCTGCGCATGATGCCGACGAGCACCCTGAGTGCAGTTCTGGTGTGGCTGCGCGCCAGCGAGCGGATTTCCGTCAGGGTGCGCGCGCTGGACGTCTTCCGTCGCGCAAGCGAGCGGACCGGCTCACTCACAAGCGCGCATTCAATCTCATCGCTCAAGACAACATCTCCCACAACACGATTGCAACCAGGCCCGCGAGCGCGAGCGATATCAGATAGGCGGTCATCGTCTCTCCACGAAAAAGAAATGCGCGGCAGATCGCGTGACGAAGCGCGATCGTTTCGGGCGCGAACCCTATCTCCGTGGTCCCGGAGACCGCAGCGGCGCGAGCGAACAGCGCTCACGCCGCAGGCCGGCACGTTCGCGCGTGCGCGGCCAGCAATGGTACGGACGGCGGCACGCCGATCGGCGCTCCCTCAACGCGGTTCAAGCGAGTGCGTGGCCGTGATGCGTGGGCCACCGTCCGATTCCAGAATTGGGAACGAAAAACCCCGCTGCGGATTTTGTCCCGCGCGGGTGTTGCGAACTTTTCGATGATGCCACTATGCCAGTGTTTTGCCCGACGGGTCAACCGTTATTTCGATTTAGGCGAAATAAAACCCCACACCGCGGCCGACCACGGCCGCTTCGCCCCTGGCCGTGGGCTTGAACCACGCCGCG